CGCTGATACTCAAATAGTTATGTGTAATACAAAACCTCTATTCATCTAATCATAGTTTCCTCGCAACGCGACAATAGCCTGTTAATATAATATAATAGGGGGCTAACGTCACACTTTTTAAGTCTTATATATATGATGTAATAATATCTTTATCAAATACATGCATGTTAACTAATAAAAAAACAAAATTATGGGATCTCCATTTAAAATGAATCCAAAGACACCTCTAATGAAGGCGTTGACTGGAAAACAAGGTAACTTACCTCAAGAATTACAGGATGCAATTAAGGCTGCACCAGAATCACCAGCTAAATCATACGGCAAATCACCTGTAAAGAAAACTGGTAAAAAATTAACTGATAACGAAAACAAAGCAATTTCTGATTACCGTAGAGGAGCTGGAAGAGCAGACGTTACTAAAAAGGGTTCTGTTGTTAAGGGATCTGAAAGTAGAAAACTAGGTGAAGGTATGGCACCAAAGGGAACTAAAAAAGCTGGATCCGCAGGAGCTAGATATGCTGGTAAAGATAAACCAGGAGATGTTCGCAAGCTTGTTGTTCGTGAGAAAACAGCTAGTACAATTAAAGAAAGAGGTGTAGATATGCCTAAATCAAAGAACATTGGAAAAAAGAAATCACCTGCTAAAATGAAAGGTGTAAAAGCATTAAAGAAAAAATAATGCAAAAGCTTTCACCAGAAGCACGGCGCCGTAAGAAGGTCCGAGATAAGGCCGTTGCGATGAGCCCTCGACGTCGTGCAATGAAGGCTGAAAATCAACGTAAACGAAGAACCGCTAAAAAGAACGGTAAGAATATAGATGGTATGGACTATGATCATACAACATCGTCATTTGTATCAGCATCGAGAAATAGATCTGGCTTTGGAAAAGGCACTAAAATAAACAACACAAAATAATGGCACAAATACAAGATTATACATTAGATAGTACGCCTGAAAATTCGGATTTTTTATTAGGTGCCGGAACAGACGATACTACAAAGAGATTTACTCTATCTGATTTAAAGACCTTTTTTCAAGATGGACTTTCAGCTGGAGCTTCTACAAACAATTATCCCACAACATTAACTTTAGACAGTGGAACCGCACTTCTAACAATAGAAAGAAATGGCTTATCTGACCTAACAGCAGCTTTTGGTACTGCAGCATTGAAAGCAGAAAGCTTTTTTGCAGCTGCCACACATTCACACACAGCATCTGACGTACTGTCAAGTAATGATATTACTGCTGATTATTTAAATGTAGCAGATAATGGCGAATCAGGACAATATTTAGTATCAGATGGAGACGGTAGTTTTTCTTGGGTAGACGCACAATCAGCAAGCACTAACTTTTATCTAACAAATATTGCTAAAAATGGCAACGATCTTGAATTTACAGTAACCGGAGCCCCTACTGAAACAGTTACAGTTACTTTAGGCTCAGCAGCGTATTCCTCTACTACTGCTTTTGCAACTTCAGACCATACACATGCTATTTCTGAGCTAACAGGAGCTGGAAATTTAGCCACTTTAGACAAAATTAGCGCAATTGAAATAAAAACTGACGCAATTATTACGTCAAAAATTAAAAATTCACAAGTAACAGCTGAAAAGCTAGCAATTTCCGGAAATGGAACTTCAGGACAAGTGCTTGTGTCTGATGGAGACGGCACTTTTTCTTGGTCTACACCTACTGGACAAAATTATTTTCTTTCAAATATTACAAAAACAAGTAATACATTGAATTTTATAGTAACCGGGGCTGCAACGCAAAGCTATACATTTGGTGCTGCTGCATTTTTAGATACAGGAACAACTAGTTCAACTGTTGCTTTAGGTGACCACACCCATGCAGCTGCTGATATAACCGACTTGGGTGCTATTGCTACATTAGATGAAATTACATCCGACGAAATTGCTGCAGATGCGATAACCGGAGTTAAAATAGCAGATGATGCAATAGACTCTGAGCATTTTACGGATGGAAGCATTGATACTGTTCATATTGCAGATGATCAAATTACAATGGCTAAATTAGCTGACGAATTTAAAACTATTGCAACTTTAGTTACATTATCTTCAGGAACAACTACTGCAACTAATGATTTTAGTGCGGCGGCTGTATTCCCTATTACGTTAGCATCTGACGCTACTAATACTACAATAACATATTCAAACACTACAATTGGTCAAACTAAAATATTAAAAGTTACAGGATCAGGCGGCACAGGTACTGTTACTATAACAGGTACTAAACTAGCTGGTACTTTAGACCAAACAAGTTCAACAGTAAATTATATTCAAGTTACAGCAATTGGAGCATCTGAATATATTTACACAATATCTCAAGCTTAATGTTTCCAGTAAGTATACTAGCGGGCTCGTATGGGGCAAGTAATGGTGGTGGCAACGGTAACGGTGGTAGTGGTAACACTATAACTTATGACTCGTTTTATACCGTTGCACAGCCAACAAGCTATGCTGTAGAGTTTAATAGCAAAATATATACTTTTGGATTAATTTCTAGTGGAAGAATATACGAATCTAGTGATGATGGTCTTAATTGGACTGTTACAACTTCTGCAGGTACTAATTTATCTTGTTCTGGAGCTACTAGCCCAGTTGTCGAATCAAGTAGAATATTATGGATAAATGGGGCTTCAAATAACAATGCTTTATATGAGTGGGATGGAACTACTGCTGCTTCTGCAATTTCAACTGGATTGACTTTTAATACAAGCACTGGGATTACTTTATTTAAAAAAATAGGTAGTTATTATTACATAGGGCCCGGCACAAATGGTGAATTATATAGGTCAACATCATTAACTTCAGGGTGGACTTCAGTAATAACATTAGGAGGCGGCAATGGACATCAAGCTTTAGTAGAAAGCTCAGGAACAATTGTTTTAACAACAGACAGTGCATTGAGGGTTACTTCAGACGATTGGGCGACTATAAGTACTTCGCTAGGATTAGGAACTAGAGCTTTAGCAACAGACGGAAGTGGTAACTGGTTAGGAGCTGGATATTATCAAAATAGTGACGGTAGAGGAAGATTTTCAACTGATGATGGTACCATATGGGCTAATACAAGTAGTCATTTAAGACCTCCGGGCGAAACTACAGGTAATGTCAATGTGCCTCAAGAAGGATTGATATATTTAAATGGAAAGTGGGTATGGCTTTCGGCACAAGGAGGATTTGATAGTTTAATATCAACAACCGATTCTATAGGTGTAGGAATAACCACAACATTAGAAAAAGATTTTGTAAATTATACATATAATTTAAGCAAGGTGAATAATACCCTTCTTGTTGCGGCAACAGATGGGTCTAATTACGGTTTCCATAGATTAACCATAAGCTAAAAACATTTAATTAAATGTAATATACATATATAACCAAAAATAATTAATTAACCTTTAAAACCAAATACCTATGACGTATTTTTATTACAAGACCAATACATGGTCTAATGACTCAAACCAATTACCAGAACAAACAAAAACCCTTTGGAAGCGCTATTCTGAAAAAAAGAATTGGCGTATAACAGAGTTGCCTAACGGTTATTATCAAACTGAATGGCAAGACCAAAATGAAAACTGGACATCGGTTACAAGAAGAGAAACAATTGACGGTGCTGAAAAAGCAATAGACTCATCAATTGAACATTATGCTAAAAAATTAAAATTAGCCGAAGGGCCTGTAGTGGTCAAAACATTTGAATAATAAATAAAAATTTAATTTAATGGAATTTAATCATCCGAGCGAGATTGTCAAAGATTTATCATTTGGCACTTCTGCGCAAGAAAAAATTATGGTAGGTGTTAACAAATTAGCAGAAGCTGTTTCGTCAACACTTGGAGCATCTGGTAAATGCGTTATTTACGAAGATGCTTTAGGAAGACCTATTGTAACAAAAGACGGAGTTACTGTCGCTAATAGTGTGGTACTTATGGACCCAGTTGAAAACATAGGTGCAACCCTCATTAAAGAGGCAGCTCAAAAGACAGTTAAAGAAGCAGGTGATGGTACTACTACTAGTACCGTCCTTGCTCACTCTATTTTACAAAAATATATAGAAAAAAATCCTAAAGATTTAAGAAAAGTAAAATCTGAAATACTAGAGGCTAGTAAGAAAGTAATAACTCACCTTGAAAGTTCATCTACACCTGTTAAAGGATCTATGCTACATCACGTAGCAAATATATCTACAAACAATGACGAAAAGCTAGGTGGAATTATTGCTGATGCTTATGAAAAAGTAGGTAAGGAAGGAGTCATATTAATGGAGGAGTCTGACACAGATGAAACCTATGCTGAAATCATTGACGGTGTTCAATTTGATTCAGGACTTAAATCGCAGCACTTAGTTACAGATAAAGAAAAAAATAAATCTGTTCTTGAAAACCCATTAGTCTTATTAGTAGATTCTGAAGTTTCTACAATAAGAAAAATACAAGCGGTGCTAGAATACGCAATAAAAAACAAAAGGGCTATATTAATAGTAGGAAGTGTTTCTCCACAAGTGTTATCAGCTTTAGTTATGAATAAAGTAAATAACAATATAAAAGTAAACATAATTGATCCTCCTGGTTTTTCTAATTTAAGAAAAGAAATGTTAGATGATTTAGGTGCACTAACAGGAGCGAAGGTTATATCTGAAGAATTAGGTGATGACTTAGATCTAATTGATGAATCAGTATTAGGTCAAGCTTTAAAGGTTGTTACTGATGACCAAAACACTATTATAACAATAGAAGAGCTATCTGAAGAAGTAAAAGGTAGATTAGATATAATTAAAAAACAATTAAAAGAAGAAAAAAATCCATATCTTCTTAAAAAGCTGGAGCAAAGAAAAGCTATGCTTTCTGGTTCAGTGGGTATGTTATATGTAGGGGCGGATTCAAAAATAGAGCTCAAAGAAAAGAAAGATAGGGTTGAGGATGCTATTTATGCTGTAAAAGCTGCATTGAAGGAAGGTATTGTTCCTGGTGCTGGAATGGCATTGCATTATGCAACTAATCAAATAGCTGCTGATTCCAAAGAAGGGTATAAAATTTTATTTGAAGCAATAAAATCTCCTTGTAAGATTATATTAAAGAATGCAGGTATAAAGTATGCTCCGTATTATGATGAAGGTTGGGGTGTTAATGTTGTTACGGGTAATCCTTGTAATCTAATTAAAGAAGGTATTATTGATCCTGTTCTAGTAACAAAAACAGCTTTAAAGAATGCTGTATCAGTTGCTACAACAATTATGTCGGCAGATTGTATAATTTCTAATAAAAGAGAACAATAATGCAGGCGGTAAATAAATACATAATAATAAGACCTATAAAAGAAAAAATCCAGCCATCAAAATCTGGTTTAATTCTTACTGAAAAACATCAAGATGATATACGATATAGAAAAGCTGAAGTTTGTACTGTTGGTAATTACGTTGAGGGAATTTCTCCTGGAAATAACATTTACTACGACAAGCATGCAGGCTATGGTATAGATTATAATGGTGAATACTTACAGGTTATAAAAGAGCAAGATGTTGTTGTAGTCTTATGAGACTAGAATCTTCGGATATAAGAAATATAGGTTTATTTAAGTATTACAGGCTTGTTAGAAAATGGGCCTGTAAAACTTATAACCTAACGGATGGAGAATTAGAATTACTTATTCATTTTGATTGTATAGGTAAATTTACACGTAATGATTACATAAAAGGAACGTATGTTCACACGTGGGATAAAAATCGCTGGGAAAAGCTTAGAAAAAACGGGTGGATTAAAGTATACACTAAAAGAAACCATACAACAATTAAATATAATGTTTATGAGGTTTCAACACAATGTAAACACCTTGTTTCTAGAATATATAGAATACTTTTAGGTCAAGAAGATTTACCTATATCTCAAAGGAGTGTTTTTAATAAAAACAAATCTTACACAGATAAGGTATTTAATTCTGCAATAGAACAAATGACAAAAGATCCAAATAGATAATGGGATATAAAATGAAAAGTAATGTCGGTTCTCTAATAAAAGATGAACCAGTTATTGTTAAAAAAAATTTAGCTGGAGATGTTCATGGAGAAACATTGAATGATGGTACTATTGTCATAAATAAAAACCTCTCCCCTGTTCAGCAAAAAATAGCGGTAAGTCATGAAAAAGTTCACGTTGATCAAATAAAACGTGGAGACCTTTCTTATGACGAAAATTTTGTTTATTGGAAAGGAAAAAAATATCCAAGAAAAACAATGAGCGAAGGGGCTAAAAATTTACCTTGGGAAAAAGAAGCATATAACAAACAAAAGAAAAAATAATTATGGATTTACCTATTACAAAAAAAGTGCACGCACAAAAGAAAGCGCCTAGTAAAGTATGCGAAAGCTGTACTAAGCCAATAGGAAGCTGTGGATGTGGTAAAAGAGGAAGTAAGAAGTAATATGTATATTAGCGAACATATCTCCTTAAAAAAGGCTGTACGCTCTAATACGGCTCAAAGATTAGGTATACACAATATGCCTGATAATGAAACGTTAATTACAATGAAGATTACAGCTGAACATATATTTGACCCATTAATAAATCATTTTGGTGAACAGATATATGTTTCTTCTTTTTATAGATCACCTGAATTAAACACCGCAATTGGTGGGAGTAAAAAATCGCAGCACTGCTTAGGTGAGGCTATTGATATTGACGACGTGTATAGCAAAACAACTAACGCTGATTTTTTTAATTATATTAAAGACAAATTAGAGTTTGATCAATTGATATGGGAATTTGGCGATGACAATAACCCTGCATGGGTACATGTTAGCTACCGACTTGGTAACAACAGAATGCGAGTGTTAAAAGCTATTAAAGAAAATGGCAGAACTAAATATATAAACATTACAAATGAATAAGCCGATAACATCAAGGGTGCAGCAATCAAGTAGCCCTTTGCTAAAAAAAGCAAAACCGCCAGCGCCATCAAAAAAGAAATCACTAGGATATTATAATGAAGCTAAACCAACTGGAACAGGTGCTGCCGCAGGTGGCGGAATGACAGCTAAAGGTACGGCTAAATATAGACGTGATAATCCTGGAAGTAAACTCAAGACAGCAGTAACTACACCTCCTAGTGAACTTAAACCAGGAAGTAAAGCTGCTAAAAGAAGAAAATCATTTTGCGCAAGATCAAAAGGCTGGACAGGAGAAAGAGGGAAAGCTGCTCGCAGAAGATGGAATTGTTAATTTAAATTTTATATTATGAATACACTAACTATTACACTAATCACTATTTCTATTTTATCAATCTTATTAAATTTTTATTTAGTATATATGTATACTGGTAAAATTAAAGATGCAGATAAAGATATGATTGCAGACGCTGCTGAAGAAGCTGCAGCTGAAATTAAGCAAAGAGCTAAAAGAGTGGTTGAAGAAATGAATGATGTAAAGAATGCTGTAAAAGAAGTTGGAAATCAAATTGGTGATATACCAGCTGCGGTTACAGGAAGAACTAGATCAGGTAGAAAGAAAAAATAATGAGTGAAACTAAAAAACCTTTTAAAGAAACAGGATTAGGCAAGATACTTACAAGTGTTTTGCCTGGTGTTGTTAAAGGTGCATCTAAACTTTTGCCAGATAGCGGAATGATGGGTGTGCTTAAAAACCTTATTGATGGAGACCCTGATATGACTGATGATGAAAAAGCAGCAGCTCACGATCAGTTGGTAGAACTTTATCGATTAGAAGTAGAAGATAGAGATTCAGCTAGAAAAAGAGAAGCTGCTATTGTAGCATCTGGTGGTAGAGATTGGATGATGACATTAACAGGTGTAGTTGGTCTTGCTGCTTTTGGTTTTTTAGTATATACAGTAGTAACAACAGAAGTTCCAGAAACGAATAAAGAAATATTTATTCATATGATAGGAATTGTTGAAGGTGTTGCTTTAAGTATATTTGGATATTATTTTGGATCTGCCGTTAAAAAAGACGATAAAAATGGCTAGAATATCTAAATATACTAACGACAACGTAATTCAATTAGAAGATGTACTTATAGGTACTGATATTGCTAATGGAATAACAAAGAATTATAAATTAGGTGACTTAGTACTTTTTTTTGAACAAAACAGTAATCTTGTAACCTCTACAACTGTTTTTACCCAAAGTTCTGCTTCAACAACCTGGAGCATAACTCATGAAATGAATAAGTTCCCCTCAGTAACTGTAATAGATAGTTCTAATAATGTTGTTGTAGGGGAAATATTATATAACAGCAATAGCTCAATAACATTAACATTTGCTTCTGCATTTTCAGGCAAAGCGTACTTAAACTAAAACAAAATGGCAATAAATTATTTAAACAATATTGACCTTAACAAAAATGAATTGCAGAATGCAAAGGTGCATGTATTAGCTACAGCCCCTTCGTCTCCTCAAGAGGGTCAAATATATTATAACTCTACCGATAATAAATTATATTTCTATGATGGCACAAATTGGATTGATGCATCTGGAGATATTAAAAGTGTTACTACAACTACAGGAGATTTAATAACAATAACAGATTCATCAGGACCAAACCCTAGTTTAGCACTAACAACTGGTGCAGTAACAAATGGAGGAACAGCTTTAGCTACAGGTGATCAAATTTATGATTTTGTAGATGGTTTTATTGATAATGCTAAAATGCTTAGCTTGTTATCAAATTTAGAATCAAGTGGAGGGGCAGCTGACGAAACAATAACTATTGGTACAGATTCCGGTGATACAATGCAATTCAGCGGAAATGTAACTGTTGATGGTAATTTAACTGTATCAGGTACTCAAACAGTAATTAATACAGAAACATTATCTGTTGATGATAACATTATTACTCTTAATAATAATAGTGCAGCAGTACCTACGGAAAATGCTGGCATTGAAGTTGAAAGAGGAGATTCTACAAATGTAGCTATTCGTTGGAATGAAACTACTGATAAGTGGCAATTAACTAATGATGGGTCTACATACGGGGATATATCAACAGCAGCTGCAATAGTATCAGCAACCACAACATCAGAGGGTATTGTAGAGTTAGCTACAGCAGCAGAAACACTTGCTGGAACAGATGCTTCAAGAGCTGTAACACCTGCTGGATTATCAGCAAGAAGTTGGAGTGGTTCTATCGGAGATGGAGCAACAACAGCGATAACAATAACACATAGTTTAGGAACAAGAGACGTGATCATTCAGTTGTTTGACAACAGCAGCTACGACACTGTATACGCTGATGTGGTTAGAGCCACAATAGATACAGCTGTTATTACATTTGCAACAGCACCTGCTTCAAATGATATTAGAGTTCTTGTAACTAAAATAGACTAATAAAAAGATATGGCAAGTCGTTATTTAAATAATATAAGAATAAATGACGCCTACACTTTTCCTGATAATGATGGATCTGATGGGCAGGCGATAGTAACTGATGGAGCGGGAAATCTTACTTTTGGTAGTGTAGCGGCAGCTTCAGCAGAATCTACTGAAAGTGTTCATATACCTGTTAAAAATACTTCTGGATCTCAAATACTAAAAGGAACTCCTGTGTATGTAACAGGAGAAGCTGGTAATTCTGGAAAAATAGAAATAGCTCCAGCTGATGCATCTAATGCGTCTACTATGCCTTGCTTAGGTTTGCTGGAATCTACTTTAAGTAATAATGCCGAGGGTTTTTGTGTTCAAGGTGGTCTTTTAGAAGGTTTAGCTACAACAACTATTGATGGAGCGTCAGCTTCGTCTAATGATACTGTTTACGTTAAGTCCGGAGGAGGATTAACTCTTACAAAACCAACAGGAACAGCTTTAATACAAAATATAGCGAAAGTAGCAAGAGTGCATGCTTCAAATGGATCTTTAGTAGTTTCTGCTATTTTAAGAACAAATGATGTACCTAACTTACCTTCTGGAAAAATATGGGTTGGTGATGGCAACACAGTTACGTCTACTGTTGTTCATTTAGATGAAACAAATAATAGGTTAGGTATAAACGATACAACACCTGGCGTATCTGTAGATATCAATGCTACAGATGCTATAAAAATACCAGCGGGTACTGAAGCTCAACGACCTACAGGTATTGCAGGAATGCTTCGTTATAATAGTGATGACGATCAATTCGAAGGATATACTACCGAGTGGGGTGCAATTGCAGGTTCTGGCGGTGGCGGCGGCGGTGCTCTTACTATAGAGAAAAACGTATATACTGGTGACAATTCAGATACAACGTTTAATACAACTTCTACAATAACTTCAGAAAATAATGTTCAAGTGTATCTTGATGGTGTTTATCAAAGTAAAGATAATTATACTACATCAGGAAGTACTGTTACTTTTTCGACTGCGCCTCCTACTGGCATAAGTATTGAGCTTATTCACATAACTTCTTTAGCAGCGGCTATAAACACAGAAACCTTTACAGGTGATGGTTCAGATACTACGTTTGATCTAGCGTTGACTATAACGAATGAAAACAACACTCAAATATATATTGATGGTGTTTATCAATCAAAAAACAACTATACTACATCTAGTAAAACTATAACGTTTTCAACAGCACCACCAAATGGATCGAACATAGAGGTAGTTCATTTAAAGACGGTTGACTATTCGACTAATTCTTCAAATCAATTTACAGGTAATGGTTCTACTACAGCGTTTACTTTGTCAGAAACAATATCTGATGAAAATAACACTATGGTATTTATACAGGGTGTGTATCAGGAAAAATCAACTTATAGTATAAGCGGCACTTCATTAACTTTTTTAACCGCGCCACAAAATGGGTATAGCATAGAGGTTATGACGACTTCTAGCACAGCAATATTAGGTAATGCTAATGATGCTAAATACTCAGTTAGTGTTATATCTTCAGATACAGCAGCTACGGTTGGTAAGCTATACGTTTTAACAGGAACTTGCACTTTAACTCTTCCAAGCTCTCCTAGCGCTGGAGATAGTATAAAAATATCAAATAGAAGCGGTGTAGCTACCGCGACTATAGCAAGAAATGGAAATAAAATAATGGGTGCTGCGGCAGATTTAACATTAGACAAATTAAATGCTGGTTTTGAAATGATTTATTCAGGAGCAGCAGAAGGATGGATATTAATTGGCGTAGAAGGTACGGCAGCATAAAATAAATATAATATGGCAAATTTATCAGATTTTTTTCCAGCAGCAGGCGGGGGTGGCGGTGCAATACCAAAATATCAAGAGTTTACAACTTCAGGTACATTTACCCCTACGCAAGCGTTAATTGATGCTGGGGGTAGAATAGGATTGTTTATAGTAGGTGCTGGACAGTCAGGAAGTGGAGATACTGGCGCAACAGGAGGATCAGGAGGCGAAGTAAAAATGGTTTATATTACTTTAACAAATACAAATTCCATATCTGTAACAATTGGAGCTCCTTCTGGTGGGTCAACAACTTTTGCTGCTAGTTCCGCTGGTGGAGTTGATGTAATAGCTGCTGGAGGAAGTGGTGGAGGTCGCATTTCCGGTCCTTATAGTAATTATTCACGTCAAGGAGCTGGTTTTGGTGGTAGTGGATATAGGGGTGGAGCTGGTTCAGGTGTACTTGGATATGGAGCTGGTGGTTCTGGTTATGTCACCACTGGGGTCCGAACTCCGGTTGCTAATTCGGGTTCAGGTGGTGGGGTTCCAGGAGCTGCTGGTGGTTCAGGATTTGTTAGAGTAACATGGTTTGAATAAAATATAATTATGGAAAATAGAATAGCAATAATAAAAAACGGTGTAATTAGTAATGTTATAGTGGCTGCAGATGAATTTGCTGAAACTTTAAAAGATCAGAAAATAAACGTAACTAATATTGATTGTGAAATAGGGTGGTCATATGATGGCACAAATTTTGCCGCACCAGTAAAAAGCCAAGAAGAAATAGAAGCTGAAGCAAAAGCTTGGAGAGATTATGAACTTAGTTCTACAGATAATGTAGCACAAACACCAGATTATCCTAATCGTGATGCAATACTAGTATACAGACAAGAATTAAGAGACTGGCCATCAACAGATGACTTTCCAGATACAAAACCTACTAAACCTTAAATATGTCTCAAACTAAAATAAAGAAAGAATTAATTGAATCATGGGATAACACTATTAAAACAGCTGCTTTTACTGCAGTTGCTGGAGAGGGTTATTTTGTAAATACTACAAGTGCTGCAATAACTGTAACACTTCCAAGCTCACCGAGTGCTGGTGATGAGGTTTCTATAGTTGATTACGCTGGTACTGCTGATACAAATAATATAACAATAACATCCTCTGATAATATTAATGGAGCATCTGATGATGTTAAAATAGATTACGAAAGAGGTGGGGTATCTATGGTTTATGTAGATTCTACTCAAGGCTGGATAGCTTATAATGCTGCTAATGAAACTGCTGCTGCTTTAGTTAATGTTCCAGCTATTATTGTCGCATCTGGAGGAACTGAAGTTACTTCTGGCGGATATAAATATCATACTTTTTTAAGTTCTGGAACTTTTACAGTTACTTCTGATGGAGATGTAGAATATTTAGTAATTGCTGGTGGCGGCGGAGGCGGAGATGGAGATAACTCTACCAATACTGGTGGTGGCGGTGGTGCTGGTGGATTAGTACATACTTCAACAACAGCTTTAAGTTCTGGGTCTTATACTGTAACTGTAGGCGGAGGTGGTAATGTTAATTCTAATGGAAGTAATTCATCTTTTAATAGTACTATAGCTTATGGTGGAGGTTCTGGAGGCACACCTACTGGAAGTGATTCTGGAGGAAATGGTGGCTCTGGTGGTGGTGCTGGTCCTGGCGGAAGCACTGGTACTGCTCAAGCTGGACAAGGATTTGCTGGTGGTGCAAGTAACTCACGAACAGGAGGAGGTGGTGGAGGTGCTGGTGCCGTAGGTGGTACTGGTACTAATACAAGTTTAGGACATCCTGGAGGAGATGGTGTTAACACTTATTCTGCTTGGGCAACTGCTACAAGCACTGGTGATAGTGGATATTATTCTGGTGGTGGAGGTAGTGGAACTCCAGCTGGAACAACTCTTGGTGGACCTGGTGGCTCTGGTGGTGGTGGAAATGGAGGATACCAAGGAGGTACTACAGCTCAAAGGAATGGGCAACCAGGACAAGATAACACTGGAGGAGGTGGTGGTTCTGCCGCTGATGGTACATCTTATGCTGGGGCAGCTGGAGGTTCTGGAATAGTAATAATAAGATATGCAGTATAAAATAAACAATAAATAAAATAAATATACAATGGCACACTATGCGTTTTTAGACATGCAAAACATCGTAACCGAAGTAATAGTAGGTAAAGATGAAACGGATGGACCAACAAACTGGGAGATGCATTATGGCAACTTTAGAGAGCAAGTTTGTAAACGTACATCTTATAACACTAGAGGAGGGGTTTATTATGATCCAGCTACTAATGAGCCTAGTGCGGATCAATCAAAAGCATTCAGAAAAAACTACGCAGGAATAGGATATACATACGATGAAACTCGTGATGCTTTTATTCCTCCAAAACCATTTGATAGCTGGATACTAAATGAAGATAGCTGTTTATGGGAAGCTCCTACAGCTTATCCAGATGACGATCAGATGTACACTTGGAATGAAGAAACAACAAGTTGGGATTTAATAACACAATAAATAAATAAAAATGGCATTAACTAAAATATCAAGC